CTGTGGTCCTTGTGGGACCGTCTAATGGTGGAGGTGGGCTCTACCTTACTCGCGCGACCGGGCCTTACGCGGCAAGGGATGGCTTGCAGGAGACTGGGTCTGTACCCCCAGCCGTACCCCCAGTTTCGTTGCCATGATCACGCTCCGAAACACGCTCCGAAATCCACGCCTCAACCTCTGATTCCACCCACCGAACCGAGCTCCCCAGCGTGACCGGTTTTGGGAAGGATCCGACCGAAATGCGCGAATAGAGGGTCGATTTCGACAGGCCGACTCGGTCCTGAACCTCGCTCCTGCGGAGGAGGCGCCGAGGGGGGAGCGGTTGCACGCTTCTGGTCATCTTGTCTCCTTTGCCGCCGTGAGCGGCTGAGTCTTTTGGGGAAATGGCGGTCACGCTGCGTTGCCAGCGGCCAGGCCGGGCAGCCGCATCTGCACCACGTTGTCCGCCGGCGCCGCGATCGCGGGCAGCACCCTTCGCGCGCTGCGGGCGGGGCGGTTGATCCGGCGCCACTCAGAGATGGCTGCATCCGGCTCTGCGTGCTTGCTGGTCATCCGGCATTTGCACTCGACGAAGTGGCCGCCGCCGGCGGCGAGGCCGCGCAGGTCGTGGATGTGGCGCGCGCTGTGACCGGCGGCGCAGTCCGGCAGCGGCTCGGGGTGGCTGATGTGTCGCTGGGTCATAGGGAGCTCTCCTGATTGGCGGCAGTCATTCGAAGATGCCTGGGCCGGATCGAACCGGCGGGTCGATGCCGTACGTCTCAGCAAGGGCGTTGGTCCATCTGTACGCCGTGGCCTTGCTGACGTTGAATCGGTTCTGCACAGCCGGGACCGTCGGGAAGCGGTCCTGTTCGTGCGCCCACTTCATGAATTCCATGACAGAGCGGACGCAGCCGTAGTCCGCATAGTCGTGCTGAGCGAGCGGCCTCTCGCGCTTGGCGATGCGCGGAACTTCCATGGTGGCCGAGAACGCCAGGGCTCCCAAGCCAAATGATGGGGTCATGTTCAAGCGAACAGCTCCGGGTGGATGGGGAGTGCCGGCGGCGCCGGGCGAGGGAGGCTTGCGGCGCGGCGGCGAGCTGACTGGGCCATGCGGAACATGGACCAGAAGCCGTGGCCCACCAGTCGGCGGGCGCGCGCCTCGCCGATCAGCACGCGCGCTGTGTGCTTAGCACGGTCGGCGGATAGCTCAGCCATGCCGTCCGCCTCGCAGAGCCCGTCGTGCCCTTTTCCCGTACGGGAGGGGATCGCGGACCGACATGATGAAGCGCGGAACAGTCGCCTCGCGGTTGGGCACGATGCTGCGGCGCGCTTCGCTAGTGAGCGGTGTCCTAAGCGAGAGCAGGGCTGCGGTGAGAAGGATGCGTTTCACCCGGCCACCTCCACGCGCTTGAACTCGATGACCCACACCCAGGGGTCGCTGCCCCAGTCGCCGCCGGTGCTGGTCCACAGGTCTCGAAACTGGATGCGCAAATCGTCGTTGCCATCGTCCACTGTGAAACGGGTTGTGATGCCTTCGGCAATGCAGTCCTGCGCGCTGATAGCCTGCAGGCGCTCCACGCGCACGGCGGTGATCTCCAGCAGCAGGCGGCAGGCTTCGCGCGGCATGTGGATGCTGGGCCGCCACTTGATCCCATAGTCCTTTCGGGCGTAATCGCCAGGCGAGCCCGGCAGCGTGTCCGCCGAATAGGCGTAGCGCTGGATTGGGCCATCAATACTGCGTCGATGCTCGATACCGGTGCCGCGCAGGTCGGTGAAGCTCTCCCGCACCCACAGCCGGTCGCCCGGGCAGGCGAAGGGACAACTCACACGGGGGCCAGCGCTGTCGATGCCAGCCAGTGCCTCTCCGGTGCGGGCATGCACTGCCATGACGCCTTTTGCGACACGTCGGGTCTGCACCTTCCGGCCGGCCAGGATGGCGCGCACCATGGCGCCGTTGAACAGGATGGGGCGCTCACGCATGGGGTGGCTCCATGGCAAGATTCACACTCACCACCGGGGGGATGCGGAATGACGACTGCTGCGCGCTACGTGCCGTGCTTCGAGGCAAGCACCAGCTGCAACTTGGACTGGACCGCGATATCCGCAGTTGGAGGAATGCTGGCGGCCGGACTGACGATAGTTGCGGTGATCGTTGCCCTCATTGTGGGTGTATGGCCCATTCTCTACACAAGGAAGCAGCGTGCTCGGATCGGGCGAGCAGAGGCCCGCATTGCTTCGGTCGATTTGGGTATGCAGGCGCTTCACATTTCCGCAGCACTTAAGCTTCTGGAGCCAACGGTTTGCGCTCCCCATGTGTTTCGTGTGGCAACCGCGCAGTTCTCGCTCCTGAGTTCCGATTCTTGCGTGCGCGTAATCCCCTTCCTGGACTGCCTTCCAGATGACCTTGAACCGCCTCTCGCGCTCGCCATTGCAGACATGGGGACCGGCATTCGAGCACTCGCACAAATCCCCGCCGCGAAGGGGCATGCCGTAGATACCATGGCGACGAGACTGCTCTACACCGACGTGCTTGTAAGTATGGAGCGAGCAAAATACGCACTGGCGAACGTCGTAGGTAATGGGTACACGGTGGAGGCGATTGAGCCAAGCGCGACTCTCATGGCGGAAAAATTGAAGGCACAGGCGAATTCGCTGCTTCTCCAGACACTGCAAGGGCAGCCCCACCAGCGCTGATTGAGCCATGGCGGCCCGGTCACGCCGGCGCAGCCGGGAGCGCTGCGGCAGGGGGAAGTTGAAGGAGCGGAAGCCATCAGCCATGGGAGCAGTCCTTGTGTTCGGTATCGGGGCGCAGCCTGGTGCGCCGGTTACGCGGCGGCTTGACGGTGGCAAGCGTGTTGGTCGTCAAGTAGCGCAGCTCCCATGTGGGATGGAACTGGCAGGAGTGCTTGGCGGTGTCGAGTTGGATGTTGAGCCGGCCGCCGCTGGCGGAACGGATAGTTCCCATCTCGACCTTGCCGTCTCCCGTGTACTCCACACGCATGCCGCGCCGCGCTGGCACGCAGTAGTTCTTCCGGACCCAGGCCATGCTGCCGCTCACGACCCCACCCCCGGCGCTGCATCGCGCTGGTCGATCAGATCAATCTGCGCGGCGATCAGCGCACCCGCCCGCACCAGGTCGCGGCGCGCATCAACCGGCTTCCACCAGTGGGCCTCCCACGGCCAAATGGCCGGTGGGTTGAGCCAACCAATGTGACCGCGCGTTCCGGCGTCCAACTCCATCGCGGCCAGCTGCGCATATGCAACGGCGGCCTTCGCCAGTTCTCCACGCTGGTACTGCTCATCGTGCGTAGAGGTGAAGCGCTCGGTCGCCATCTGCCGTTGGCGTTCGATTGCGATGGCTTGAACGCCCGGCCCCAGGTCCATGCCCTGCGCAGGCGGGGCGGCGTACAACAGCGTCCCAATCGGCAGCGGCTTCGACAGACGCGCCTGCGGGGTGCGCGCGCTGCCTTGATATACCTCGCCCACCGCCGCCTGCGCCCCCGGCTGGCGGGCGGCGAGGGCGGCAATCGCCGCATCGAGCGCGGAAGTTCTGGCCGGGCTGCCTGCATCGGTCAGTCGGGCGCGCATCTCCCGCAGCACCAGCACGTGAGCATCCCCCTGCACCTCGCCAACCTGCTCGGGCTTCTCGTTGAGCTGGTGGAGCGTCATCTGCAACACCGTGCTGGCACCGCTCTCGCCATCAGATTCATGGCCGAACACTTTTTCATGCAGCGCCTCGGCAAGCTCTTCCAGCTCGTTTACGTAGGTGATGGCATCGGCGAACCCGCCCGGGAACCGGTTGTCTTGGACGGCCTCGCCAACCTGCTGCTTGCCAGTTGCGGCGAGGGCGGCGCGTGCGTAGTCCCGCATCTGATCGGCGGTGTAGACCGAGACTGGTGACATACCCGGAGCGGTGAACTCAGCCTCGAACGCTTCCGGCAGCAGCGGCAGGCACACGCCCTGCTGCTCGGCCAGCTCTGCGGGCCGGGCCTGTCGCAGGGCCCGCGCTATGATCGCCTCGCCTTCGACCGTCAGGGAGAACTCGTTGTTCTCGTCGCCCTCGATCAGCCAGCCGCGCGCCTGCAGGTCCAGCAGCTCAGGCAACTTCAGGGTGGTTTCGCCGGTCCAGCCGAACTGGGTGTCGCAGACGATCAGGTTGCGGATGGCGTCGCTGAGGTTGGTTGTCTTGTGGTGGGTCACGGCGGGCTTCCCTTCTCGTGGTCTCTGATGCGGTCGATGAGGTAGGTGGTTTCGTTGCGCCACTTGGCGCGGTCGAGCGGGCTGAGGAACTTGGTCAGGTACTGGAGCTTTTCGAGCGGTTCGATCAGCCAGGTGATGCGGAAGGGCATGGATGAGCGGTGGTCGCGGAGCGGGGAATGCGGCCGGCAATCGGGCCCGGCGAGCCACTCGGCTTCGTCGCAGTCCAGGCACCTGCCGTCACCGTTGCTGCCGGGCGGCCAGCGGTGCTGCTGCTTTCCGACCGGCGGGTGCAGGTAGAGCGCGCGGATGATCAGATTCCGGCGCCGCGGGTTGGTGACGTCCTCGGGCTCGGCCTCTTCCCAAGGTTCTCTGCTGCCGCGGCGCCGGCACTCGTAGCGGACCGGCTTCTGCGAGCCGTACAGCTGCTCCATGAAGACCCTTGCCCAGGCAGCGGCAACCTCGGCGGGCACTGGCTCGCCGGCGGCGCCAGCGCGGCGCATGGCGCGCACTGTGGAGGCGACGGTCGGATCAGCCATCGCGGCCGCGCCTCCACGCGTCGGGCAAGAAGCTGGCGCACAGCAAGGCACCCATCAGCAGGTACACGCCGGTGTCGTAGATGCGGACCCAGGCCATCCCGTAGGAGACGAGCGCGAGCAGCGCGGTCAGCAGCGCGAGCGCGGCGGCGCGCCAGTGGCGGCTCAGCCAGCGCATCGGATCTGCTCCATCAGGGCGGCGAAGTGCTCTTCTTGACGGCGCTGCACCCAGGCCGTGGCGAGGACGGCGCCGGCGGCGAAGCCGACGATCAGACCGAAGGCGAAATCGACGCCGCTCATGCCGCACCCGGCGTGTGGCTGCGGGCGCCGTGCGCCAGGTCGCGGGTCATGTCGGCGACGGCACGGGCAGCGCTCTTGTGGCCGTCCAGCACCTCGCGGCGGGCGAGGGCAGCGGCACGGGCGATGTGGTGCGGGCGGTAGCCCATGCGCTTGGCAGCGATCGCCACGGCCAGGCCGGCGCCGTTGGCGCGCTGGGAGGTGTTGGTGGGGAACTGGAGGATGACGGCGCTCATGCGGCACCGCCTTTGACGCGGGCGAGGGCAGATTCCAGGGCGGCGCGCTCGTTGGCATCGACGTTCTGGCTGATCCCAGCGGTCACGATGTGCAGCTTCTTTGATGCCTCGATCAGCTCGGCGACTGCGGCGAGCGTCGCAGCGTCTTGGTTGTCCGGCCCCCACTTCTTGGTGGCCTCCTTGGCGTTGTAGCGCAGCACTGCCAGCACATCGACAGGGGCGCTCATGCCTGCACCTCGACTAGGTCGGTGTTGCCGCGGGCGATCTCGATGCCGCCGGCGGGGACCATTCCGCGTCGCGCGCGGGCGGTGCGGCTCAGCGCCATGGCGGCGTGTGCCAGGTCTTTGCAGAGCTGGGTAGCCTCATCGGGGGAGAGGCTGACGATGACGTCACCGGCTTTGATGACGACGGTGGCGGTACTGGGGCGGGCTTCCACGACTGGGTGGGCGCGCGCGCTGACGATGAAGCAGGCCATGGAAGTCTCCGAGCCCCGGCCCGGATGGGCTGTTACTGGGGCGACGGGACTACATTACGGAATGCCGTAAGACAATGTCAACGGTATTCCGTATCTCAAGCGGCAAGGGTTACTGAACGCAGTTACCCTGGAGGCTGCGGAGCCAGACCTACCGGCAGAACTGTGACCAGACTTGGCCGAACTCTCCGTTTGCCATTTGCTCTTCGACGACTTGGATCTCGCCGGCAGAGATGAAGCGCTGGAATCCGGTCATTCCACCAAAGCTGTTTCGGGAGTTGACTTCGCCGCAGACCACAGGGGCGTCCGTCTTCTTCGAGAGGAATACATTTCGGAACGTGGCGCTGTCGGGATCCTTGAGTTTGGCTGCCAGCCGGCGCTGCATCTCAAACTTCCAGCTGTCCTCCTTCCTTTCCCTGTCCTTCGCGCGATCAACCGCAGAAGGTTCTCCGCTGCATGAGCTGACGAGAACCGATACAAGGAGTGCCGCTACGACATGGCGGAGTCGAGGCATGGTGTGGGTCATCATTGTCATCCTTGAAAGAAAGCTAGAACTTGCGCAGGCCTGCGTGAATAAGTGCCTTCCCGAGGATGCTCACCTCACCATCTTCGGCTCTGAACGAAGGAAATTCAGGGTTAACGCTGACTACGTGGAGGCCGTCGCCACGTCGCTGAAGCATCTTTATCTGCGTTTCCCCGCCGATGTTGATCAAGTAATAGTCGTCGCCATCGAAGTAGTCGCAGCTCGTGTCGATCCAGATTATGTCGCCATCTTCGAGCTTCGGGCGCATCGATGGACCACGGCCTGTGATCAGCTGTATACGGCCAGGGCGCGGCAAAAATCCTAACTTCCGACGCACTTCCCATTCGGCGACCTCAATGGTCTGAACCACCTCTGGAAAGTCCTGGTTGATCAAGCCTGCCCCCATCCCTGCGCCCCCTTCGAAAACGTCGAAGCGAACATATCCGGGGCGGGTCTCAATCTCCGCGACACCGGCTGCCGATTGGTCTCCGGCGAGCTTTGGTCCTTTGCCCGTCTCCAGCCAATCGGCTTGAACGCCAAGGCGGCGCGCGATCTTATGGAGCGCAGTACTGGACTTTGAAAGCCCCAGCTCCAAGTTGGAAAGGGTCGTCGGAGCAATGCCTGCGCACTTCGCCAGCTCGCTTCGTGAGATGTCCTGCGCCTCTCGTTCGGCGCGGATTCGGGAGCCAATGTTGTCCATGTTCATATTTGAACGGAACTCCGTAACGGAATGCCGTTGACGCACAGCTACGGAATACCGTAGGCTGCCCGGCATGGACAAACCTTGGGCAGAAGTGATTTCGGACCTCCAGATCAGAGGCATGACGTATGCCCAGATCGGGGAGGCGATTGGTTGCGCGGCATCGACGGTCGGCGACCTGGCTAGCGGTCGGTCGCAGTCACCGCGCGCTGCGACTGCGTTTGCGCTGCTGAAGCTCCATTCCAAAAGGGCAGACGCTTCCGGTGGCAGACCTGTGCCGCGCGCTCTGATCGGCCCGTTGGTGGACAGCCGGATGAGCAAGCGCGCGCTGCGGGCGAAGTTCGGTTTCAAGACCGATGCGCACCTGGCGAAGGTTCTGCAGCTGCCGGTGGAGCAGGTCGAAGCCTGGCCGGAAGAGCAGGTCGTTCCCGCGCTGCCGCAGGTGCTGAAGCTGCTGGGCTTGCAGGAGACGCCGCCGGCCGCCGAGGCCGCGCCGAGCGACCCGGACGCTGACCGAATCATCAACGTGGAGGCTGCCTGAGATGCGCTCGCTGAAGAAGCGGTTGGCGATCCACCGTCGGACTCGAGCCTTCCATGGCTGGTCCATCCTTGCATCTGAACTGGCCGTCGGTAGGCCGTCGCCCTTGCCGACAGTGAAGCTGATCGTGCAGCCCGGCGGGCGAATCGTCGGCATCGGCGTCGACGTCAGCCCTGCTGCAGCCCCAATCGAACGTTGTTCGCAACAGCCAACAGCTCTTGAGCGACCCGTTGATGCTCCGAGATCGTGGCTTCTGAAAGTCCTGATTGCAGTAGGTCTGCCGCGATCCGCTCGTTGGCTGCGGCGAGGTTCGCTGTGAGAACGGCGGCCGAGTTGTCCCTGTCGGCCAGCATCTGGAAGAGCACCGCGTGCACGGCATTCAGCCTGCCCAAGAGGATGTCTATTTCCTGCCGGTGCGCCACTGCCTCCCGTTCCAGTCGTTCGATTCGACCCTTTTCGTCCATGTCGCCCTCCTTGCGGGCTGAGTTGTTCGCACATCCAGCGTAGCGCAAGGAGGGCGGCGCCCTCGATCCCTGAGTTGACCTTGTCCATGGCGCTCATGTTGCGCCGCAGAAGTTCCCACGTATCCATTCGAGTACGCCTCCGATGAATGTCACCGACGCCGCATACGACACCGTCCACCAGCACGCCGGCGGCTCAGTCGCCCTCGCACCGCGCATGGGTATGTCCGACGCAACCCTGCGCGGGAAGGTAAACCCGAACAACGACCGCAACCTGTTGAGCTTGCAGGAGGCGGACACGCTGATGGCGCGCACCGGTGACTTCCGGATCCTGCACGCGCTGTGCGCGGAGCATGGCTTCGTGGCCCAGCGCGTGGAGGCGCCGGAGTCCGGCTCGCTGATCGGGTCGCTTCTGACCGCTGCTGCGGCGAAGGGCGGCCTGGCCGAGCTGATCTCGAACGCGATGGCCGACAGCCGGATCTCGCCGAACGAGGCTGACGCAATCAGCCGTGCGTGTGCACAGGTCATGGCCGCCATCGTCCAGGTCAGCCAGCACGCCGAGGCTGCAGCAAAGGGGGAGGCGAAATGACCAGCACCAATCACCCGGCCCGGGCGACCGATCCCGGCACCAGCCACGAGGCTGCGAGCTACCTAGTCGCCAGCGGCATGCAGCGTGACCAGCAGTCCAAGGCCGCCGCCGCCGTGCAGCAGCACCCCGGACTGACCAGCATGAAGCTGGCCGATGTGACCGGTCTGGACCGCTACATGCTCGCGCGCCGCCTGCCTGAGCTGCTGAAGACCGAGCAGGTATGGCGCGGCCCGGCAATGCCGTGCCCGATCAGCGGCCGCAGCGCGTGCACCTGGTGGCCTGTTGCCCCAGGCGACAACTACACCCTGGCGGTCTGAACCATGTCCACGATCATCATGAGCCAGTGCTGGCCCCTGCAGAGCCTGAGCGTTACGCAGAAGGCTGTGCTCATCTCCCTGGCCGATCAGGCCAACGACGATGGCGTGTGCTGGCCGGCCATCGGCACGATCGCCAAGCGCTGCTGCATGTCTGAGCGAGCAGTGCGCACCGCCATGGATCACCTGGAGGCTGTGGGCCTGCTGAGCCGTGAGCGGCGCTTCAACAGCAGCAACGTGTATTCGGTGACGCCGAGCAAGTTCGACGCGTCGGCGGCTGGCACAAAGGCGAAGCGCAAGGCAAAGAAACAGGGGGCTGCACCGGGCGCAGGGGGTGCAGCAGATGCAGGGGGTGCGCCCGATGCACCTGGGGCTGCGCCCGCTGCAGGGGGTCCGGCACGGGGCGCAGGTCTGGAGGTGCGCCCCGTGCCGCCTAACCGTCATATAACCCCCATTGAACCGTCAGAAGAACCGCAAGTTCCGGCGCTGGCCGCGCCGCTGTCGAAGGCGGACCTCGAAGCTCAGATGCAGGAAGCCTGCAAGCAGACGTGGGCTGCCTACCGCACGGCCTACCGTGTGCGGCACGGGGTGGACCCGGTACGCAACGCCAAGGTCAACACCAACGTACGGGACCTGGTGAAGCGGCTGGGCCGGGAAGAGGCGCCGCACGTGGCCCGCTGGTTCCTGAGCGTCAACGAGCAGTACGCCGTGAAGCGGATGCACGACCTGGGCGTGCTGCTGGCCGGGGCCGAGGCATACCGGACGCAGTGGGCGACGAACCGCCAGGTCACCGAGACCAGCGCCCGGCACACGGACCAGACCCAGTCGAACCTGAGCGCCGCCGATGAAGCGATCGAGCTGCTGCGTAGCCGGAGGCAGACCAATGCTGTCTGATCGCGAGCAGGAAGACCTGGTCAAGGGCCTGATGGCCACGGCCGAGGTGATTGGTGACCAGCTGCGCCCGACCGCGGCGGCTTACATGGTGCACGACCTTTCCTGCTACTCGATGGCGGTGCTGGAGCGCGCGCTGGCAGGGTGCCGCCGGGAGCTGAAGGGACGCCTGTCCCTCGCTGCAGTGTTGGAGCGCATCGACGACGGCCACCCGGCCCCGAACGAAGCATGGGCGGTGGCCATCCAGGCGGCCGACGAGCGCAACACTGTGGTCTGGACCACGCTCACCCAGCAGGCATGGAATACCGCTCTGCCGTTGGTGCAGGCCGGCGACAAGATCGCCGCCCGGCCCGCGTTCCTTGAGACCTATGTCCGTCTGCTGAAGGACGCGCGCGCCGCACGCCTGCCGGCCAGTTACAGCCCGTCGCTGGGCTTTGACCTCACCAGTCGCAATGCGGCACTCACGGATGCGGTGAGTAAGGGGCTGCTGGCGCACGACCAGGTTAGCGACCACCTGCAGCTGCCCGCGCCGGCGCCGTCGTTCAACCCGGTGGCCCTGTTGGCTGGGAAGGTCGAGGCCTCGCCGGGCGCCAACGCGAAGATCCTGGCGCGTCTGGAGGAACTGGCACGGGAGCTGGCCGCCTGATGCGCTCGGACAACAACCAGCTCGACATCTTCGATCACGACCCGCGCCTGGCCGGGAAGAAGCTGGCAAGGCTCTACCGCGAGTC